ACCACAGGCAGCTAGCCATGGGCTTACACTAACCGCCGCTAATGTAGTAATCTGGTACGCCCCTGTCACTAGTGTGGAAACCTACTTGCAAGCGAACGCACGTATCAATAGGCCGGGGCAGAAGAACGCCATGACCATTGTGCACATTAAGGGTAGCGAAGTAGAGAAAAGAATGTACTACATGCTGCGGAACAACATAACCAACCATAACAAGATCATCGAGCTGTACAAACAAGAATTGACTGAAAAGTAGTTGACAATGTCAATCAATGTTGTATACTAGGTTCACGGACGAAAGCGGATGCTGGTGAGTTACCGGAACGCATCACCGGTACGAGAGAAAGCACCAGACGCAGCGAGTAGTCCACCACTTAACTAGGGGGAATGTATGAAATATCTAATCGCAGTTTGGGCACTTGTATCCGCCGGAGTTGTTTACGCTGGATGCACTCAGCACAGCTATCAGGTTAACGGTCGGTTCGTATACTGCACCACTTGTTGCGACCCTAACGGTAACAACTGCAACACGTTCTGTAATTAAGTTGGTATAGCCCAGCGGGAGGTGGCGCTAATAACACCCGCAGTGGGGGCCGGGAATATCCTTTCATGGTATCGAGTTTCCTGTGATCCCGGTGACCCCACGCTATAACTATAGGAGCTAGCATGGACATAACAGATTTCCCAGCAGATAAGCTGGCCGAGTTGTATTTGAAGATACGAGATAAGCGAGACGAGCTTACGAGAGAATACGAAGAGAAGCACCGTGAATTAAATGAGCAGCTTGAAGTTCTATCCGACGAGATGCTAGAGCTGTGCAAAGAGAACGGTGCGGACAGTATAAAAACCCCAATCGGCACAATCATCCGTAGCGTAGCTACTCGCTACTGGACTAACGACTGGGACTCTATGTACAACTTCGTCAAAGACAACGATGCGTACGGGCTGTTGGAACGTCGCATTCATCAGAGCAACATGAAGCAGTTTGTAGATGAGAACCCTGACAAGTTCCCAGCAGGAATGTTAGTAGATAGTAAGTACAAAATTGTCGTCCGTCGTGGGCGTAAATAAAGGAGCTACATATATGAGCAACGAAGTATCTATCTTTAAGAACCGTGACCTTGCTGTAGCTGGCAAGAAAGCACCAAGCGCCCTGACTCAATCGCTGATGAAGGGTGGTAGCAGACTTAAGCGCATCTCCCCTCGTGCTGGTAAGTTCGTACGTGTTGTGAACGGTGACGCTGCGGGCAAGATGAACCCACCAATGCGTGTAGTCTTAGTTGGTGTAGCCCAAGCGTCTGCACAGCGTACGTTCTACATGAAGGCTTACGACCCAAGCGCGGAAGCTGCGCCGCCTGACTGCTGGTCGAACGACGGCGTTAAGCCAGATGCCAACGTGAAGGCTCCGCAAGGTAAGACATGCGAGACCTGCCCACAGAACATCAAAGGCTCAGGTCAAGGTAGCACCCGTGCTTGCCGCTTCGAGCGTCGCATCGCTGTTGTTCTGCCAGACGAGGTAGGTAGTAACAACCAAGGTGATGTGTATCAAGTTAAGCTGGCATCGAAGTCTATCTTCGGCAAGGGCGCTGGTCAGCTCTTCCCATTGAACGCCTATATCGATTATGTTATTGCGAATGGCGAGAACATCGACGGCGTTATCACCGAGATGAGCTTTGACGAGGACGATAACCAGCAGGTGCGTTTCCGTGCAGTCGATTTCGTAGGTAGCCATCCAGAGCTGCAAGCTGTTGTCGATGAAGCCGTTGGTTCTACAGAGGCACAGAAGGCAGTCACTCTAACCGTTGCCGTTGTCGATAAGGGCGAGGACGATAATGACGAGGAGTTTGAAAGCGCCGCTCCTGTTAGCGGGAAGGTGGACAAAGACGCAGAAGTTGGTCAGGTGGTTGAGCCTACTAAGCGTACGTCGAAAAAGACGGAAGTCGCAGCAGATGCGTCGCCAAAGAAAAGCCTCGCCGACGTAGTGAACGCTTGGAGTGAGGACGAGTGATGAGTTACGGATACAGCACACACATCGTTCAGCTGAACAAGAAGGCCGATGCGTCGTTGCTGGGTGTAACTCTGGGCAGGTTCTGCATAGCTAGTTCTATACCGGTAACTGCACTTACCGAGAAGCTAGGCATCAGCCGCCAGACTGCTTACAACTGGTTTGTAGGTAAGCGCAACCCACACCCTAAGTATCATGCAGCTATCAACAAACTGCTAAAACGACGTAGCTGACGGGGGCCAACCGGCAAGTTGGCCCATTGGGAAGGAGCAATCCTTCCCTTTTTTTGCCCCTATATAAAATGACAAACTTTGACCTGCTTGATGCAGTACTAGCACCTGAGGGCTGGTTCGCTGTCGTGGGAATCAAAGGCAAACGAGTTAAGCAAGAACTTGTACAAACCAGAGAAGAGGTAGATGAGCTAGTAGCCGCATGGGTGGGGGAAGAAAACAACCTGTACTTCGGCTGCGCTAAGTTTGAAACGGGAGATAACCGGTTAGGAGAGAACGCTAAGTACTTCAAGGCGCTCTGGATCGACATCGACTGTGGAGAAGATAAAGCCGACAAAGGCGAAGGCTACATCGATCAGGCAACAGGTTTACAAGAACTGCAACGCTTTTGCCGGACAGTAGGATTACCCAAACCTATTCTGGTTAACTCCGGCAGGGGTATCCACGCTTATTGGGCGTTCGATGAGGTGATAGACAAAGACCGCTGGAGGCCGTTAAACGACCGGCTGGCGGAGCTGTGCCGCATCCACAGCTTGATTGCAGACCCCAAGTGCTTCGAACCAGCACGAGTGCTACGTATACCGGGCACTTTGAACTTCAAGGATGACCCTGCCAGTACGGTAGAAGTCATAACTCCGGCACCGTTCTATAGCCCGGATGAGTTGCGCACCATCATGGGCGTGACCGAGAAGAAGTTCGCCCCGCGCCGGGATATACAGCGCAGTGCGTTGACGCTTGCCCTAATGGGCAACAGGGTGGCTAAGTTCAAGACCATCATGCTGCGCTCGGCTAACGGCGACGGGTGCCAGCAACTAGTTCACTGCTTCCAGAATCAGGACACCATAGACTACAACTTGTGGCGTTCGGCCTTATCTATAGCGGCATTCTGCGAAGAGGGTATCAACGCTGCGCACAAGATGTCGGAGCGGCACCCAGACTACGACCCTGAAGAAGTCGAGATCAAGGTTAGGGATTTGCAGCGTAAAGGGGGCCCACACTTCTGCTCGACATTCGAGAAGATGAATCCGTCAGGCTGCGTAGACTGCCCACACAAAGGCAAGATTACTACTCCTATCGTACTGGGTAAAGAGATAGCCGAAGCCGAACCAGACGAGGATGGTAACTACGTCGTCGAGGCAGAGTCAGAAGAAGAGGAAGCACCGACCACGTATCAGATACCGGCGTTCCCGTATCCGTTCTTCAGAGGTAAGGCTGGCGGTATTTACGCTAAAGGTAAGGACGATGATGACGAGGAGAAGCTGGTCTACGAGCACGACTTGTATGTGGTCAAGACCATGCGCGATCCGGGCTCTGACAACGCGATGTCCGCGCTTATCCGAGTGCACCTACCCCGAGATGGCATGAGCGAATTCTCTGTTCCGCTGGAGCAGATAGCAGTAAAGGAGGAGCTTCGTAAGGCGCTGTCGAGGCGCGGTGTCATGGGGTACCCAAAACAAATGGAGATGCTGGCGACGTTCGTTCAGGCCAGCGTCAAGGAAATACAGTATGCAAAGAAGGCAGAGGTCATGAGATCACAATTTGGCTGGGTAGATAACGACAGCAAATTCATCATAGGCGACCGGGAGATCACAGCCGACGGGGTGTACTACAGCCCACCCTCGTCATATACCCAAGACATCGCGGCATGGATGAAGCCCACAGGGTCGTTAGATAAATGGAAAGAAGTATTCAACCTGTACAACAGGCCGGGGCTAGAACCGAATGCGTTCGCTGCATTTACTGCATTTGGCTCCCCACTGTTTAAGTTCTTAGGGCTTAACGGCGCGATCATCAACGTCATCTTCCGTAAGTCTGGCTCGGGTAAATCCACCACCTTGTACATGTGCAACAGCGTGTGGGGGCACCCAGAGCGCTTGGTAGCCATACCTCGTGACACCATGAACGCCCGTATGCACCGGCTTGGGGTTATGAACAACCTGCCGTTCACGATGGACGAGATCACCAACATGAAGGTGGAAGACTTCTCGGACATGTCGTACGCCATGACGCAAGGTCGAGGCAAGGATCGGCAACGTGCTCAGTCCAACGCCCTGCGGACTAACTTAACATCATGGCAAAACTTGTCGTTGGCCTCGTCTAACGCATCGTTTGAAGAGAAGTTAAGCGCGTTCAAGAACGACCCAGA